ACGGCCTGCGGAATTTCTAGTTTCCACGGCGTTTTCGGGCGCGGCGAATAGGGCGACACGATGAATTTCTCGGACATAGCAGGACAAGTCTGTTGCCCACTTGTTGCCCGTGTTGCCCGGAATTGCAAATTCAAATGTCCGAGAGTGTCCCAAAAAGTCCAAAAACGAAAAACCCGCAGAGCCAGTATTTATGCGGCTCTGCGGGCTTTTTTGGTAGAGATTACCGGCGGTCGGGATCGAACCGACACTTCGTGAGAAACGCGATTTTGAGTCGCTAACCGTCTTTGATTTTTCAATGACTTGCGCGGCTGTTGCCCGCTGTTGCCCGCGCCCTGCTTATTTCGGCCGGTAAAAGTTCACATTCCACCGCCTGCCTTTGATCATTATTTTGACGGCTCGTTTTTCGAGAATTCCATTTCGGACGGCTAAGTCTGCGAGTTGTCTGCCTGCATTTCCTCGAAGGCCGGATTGTTGTGCGATCTCGGCGTTGGTCTTCCACCCTTGTTTTTTCAGCTCGGCAGGGTCTTCGACGGAGGCAGATTCGAAAAAAGCGCTCCAGGCTTTTGTTAGATCGGGAGCAGCCACGGATGGCCGTTTTTTCGTTCGCATAGATTCACGGTGAGGGAGGTGTCGCAATAGTGGCCGTAGGCGAAGCCTTGGGACCATGCGAGCGTCGCGCGGCGGGCGCTGGCATACTCCATGTCGAAGCGGGCGAGCATGCCGACGCAGTGGCCGGTGGAGCCGTCGAGCGTTCTGGCGCGTTCGCTGCCGACTCGATGGAGGTGGGCGAGGACGCAGTTGCCGTAGGTCTCGGCGTGGTCTCGGATGGCTTGGACATTGAACATGTAGCCATGCAGGAATTTTGTTCCTCCGAGTTGGGCGTAGCTTCTGATGTGGTAGGGATAAACTCTTGCCTTGAGCTTCTTGGCGGCGTCTTCGATGGCTTGGATGGTGAGCGTAGCGGCGTGCGCTGCGAGCGCGTTTGGCGAGGCGGCGAGCTTGTAGAGGCGGGCTTCGTGGTTGCCGAAGAGGATGTGCTGTGGCCGGAGTTCGTGGAGGAAGTCAATGCCTGCGCTGAGATCGTCGCTCACGCTGGCAGCGCGGTCGGAGGAGTTCGGATCGTTGACGGCTCCAGTGCGGAATGCGGCTAAGTCTAAAAAATCACCCAAGTGAAATGTGGTGTCGGGCTTCCAGCGTTCTTTGAAAGTGAGCACGGCCTTGCGGGCCTCGGGATCGATCTCCGCGCCGTGCGAGCATCCCACGGCCATCCATTTTTTCCATTTCTTGATTGGCGTCATGGGATGTCGGGAATCTCGTTGTCTTTTCGGAGTTCCCAAATGAAGGAACGGATTTTTTCGAGCGTGGCGGGGCAGGCTTTGCATTCGCGGCCTTCTTCGTCGCGCCATGACTGAAATTCGCCGCCGCCGTATTTAAGGAACGAGCGGATTTCTTGAAGCAGGTCGTCGATTATTAAAATGGAGTCCATGCCTTTGACCGCGCAGATGTGCTCGGTGCGTTCTTCGGGCAGGGTGAATTCGAGAGTGGCTTTCACGCTTCTTCCTCCTCCTCGTCTTCTTCTTCCTCGTCCTCTTCGTATGGCCAGAGGAGATCCTCGGCTTCGCGGGCGAGGGCTTTGGCTGCGAACTGGTTTCCGAATTGGAAATCCATGTTGTAGGTGACGGCCTCGTCCTCCCAACTCACGACGCAGATGCCGTGGGCGAAATGCTCGGCGAGGAGTGCGCGGGCTTGGAGCATGACGGCCTCGCGGTCTTTTGGCGGGGCGGGTTTCTTGGCCATTATAGGACGCGATTGAGGGCGGCTAGGAGGGCAGCGTGGGCGGCGGGGGAGCAGTCGTCTTTGCGTCCGGGGGCGACATCGGCGTGGCGGAGGATGTTGGCGAGAGGGATGTGGTTTTCGCGGAGGATGGGCAACAAGTATTCGACGGCGCTGAGGAGGGCGTCTTCGCTGAGGGGCGTGGTGTAGGTATCACCTTCCCAGGCGAGGCCGATGCTCCACGAGTTGGCGTCTTTGCGGCCTTGCCAGCTTGAAACCCCGGCGTGCCAGGTGCGTTGAGTTGGGAGAGCGAGGGCGGTGCGTTTGCCGTTGCGAGCGATGATGCAGTGATAGCTGACTTTGCTGACGGGGTCGGAGCACCATGAGACAGATCCGGCGTAGGCTCCGATCGTGTGGTGCAAGATCACATGGGTGGGCTTGATGACGCGGCCCGCGCTGATGTTTGGGGTTCGCTTGTTTGTCTGCTGGTAAAACTTCGGCTCGGGCTTGATGGTGCCGGAGGTTTTGGCCGGGGAGGTTTTGGCGGGCTTCGCGGGCTTCGGCTCAGGCGCGGGCGCTGGGGATTGCGCGGGCTTGGGGAGCATAAAGAAGCGAGCGAGGAGGCTGATCATTTGTCCTTGAGCGCGGGCAGGGTTTTTTGAAATTCGCCGAGGGCGGCCCAGAGGTCGCGGTTGGCGGCTTCGCCTTCAGTCAGGCGCGGCTCAAAGCGAACGCTGGTGCGGATGTGAAGCGTGCCTGCCTCGCCGACGCGGTCGCCGAAAGGAGGCATCGGGACGGCCACGCACGAGGTCAGGAAGGCGAGCGCCAGAAATAACCATCCCAGCATCACCATGGTTGCCGCGACGCGGGGCGGGGTCATTTTTCTTTTCGGAAAATGTTGATCGTTCCGACGAGGCCGAGACCGGCCGCCACGATCTGGTTTTGAAGTTCTGGCTCGAGCTTCACGCCGAGGGCGACGGCGACGAGAATCAGTCCGCGCCATGTAGAGTTCTCGGAGAGACGGTCGAGGACAAAGAAGATTGCTTTCATCGAGTTGGCGCGGCGTGTCAAAGCCCTAGCTGTTGTGCCGGTCGAGCTTGGACTCGAGGCGGTCCATGATCGTGATGGCGCGGTTGGTGGTCTGCTGGTTGCTGGAAATCACTTCGAGCATTTCGCGGTTGGCGGTTTTGAGGTGCATGACGAATTCCTCGTTCTGCTGGTCCATTTTTGTTTCCACGCGCTCGAGGCGGCGGGTGAACCACCGGAAGAGGATGCTGGCGAAAATGAGGCCGATCACCACGAGCGCGATCAGGTGCCAGGTGGCATCCTGTCGCGCGGCGTGGTTGACAAAGCTCAGGGCGGACTCGGGGGTCATGAGTTCGCCTGAGCGATGAGGTTGCCTACGATGGCAGTTGTGGCAACATTGGCGAGGCGCTCGGTGTTGAGGGCCGAGACTTTGGCGAGTTCGGTGCTTAACTCGGAACGCACGGCTGATGCCACGGTGGCCGCTGAAGGCGCTGCGACCCCGGCGATGGCGGCCTCGAGGAGGCTTTGGTCTGCAGGATCGCTTGGCAGTGCATCGGTCTTCGCTTTGATCGCGGTGATGTCGCTGTTGGCTGGCGCGGTGTAGGCCGAACCGGCGAGGCGGGTTCCGACGGCGACATCCAGTTTGGTGGAATTGGCGTCGATCTCCTGGCGAATCTCGACCGCTGTCGGTCCGCTGGCGCTGGTGAGCGTGCGGGCATTGTAGTCCCAGATGTCGGCGGGAGTGACTGATGCCGGCGCGTTCGTGAGCGTGTCCACGGTGCCGCCGGTGATTTCCTTGGTGCTTGCGGACCAGACGGCTGTTGCCACGGAGGCCGCGCTGGGAGCGGCAGCGGTGGGGATGCTGTCGAGTTTTCCGCCGCTGCGCTCGAGGTCGGAGCGGATGGCCGCCACGAGGGCGATTTCGTCCACATTCTGGTTGCCGATGGCGCCGACGAGGGCGTTGAGCACGGCTTGGCCGTCGCCTTCGTTGAGGAGCGAGCCTTCCACGGCTGCGCTGATCTGCGCGGTGGTTGGCGGGGTTGTGTAGTCGGCAGAGGCGAGTCGGCTCGAGATGCTGGCATCAAGGTTGGCGAGTTTGGTCGAGTTGGAATCAAGCTCCGTTCGCACGGCGCTGGCGATTTCCGACTCCGTAGGCACATCGGGCGAGTTGGTGAGCGTTGTGGCAGTATCCACAAGCCCGCCGGTGATTGTGCGGCTGGCGTGGCCCCAGACTGCTTCTGGCGTCAGGACTGCTGTGCCGGTGGTGTTGTCCACAGCGACTCCCAGCGCCACCGATCCTGCGGCTGGGACTGCACATGAGCCTGTTAGTGCTCCCGATGCGTAGCTCACGCCGCTGCGGACATTGCTGGCGGCTGGCATGGCGGCGTTCTGCGTGGCATCGATGAGTGTCTTCGCGCCTGCTGTGTCGCAGAAATTAAAGACGGCGACATTGCTGCCGAGCTTTTTGAGGCGGATACCAGTGCCGCTGGTAGGCGACATTCCGTTTGTGCCGTATTCCAGTTGCTCGATTTCGATCACGCCTAGGCCAACATTTGCAGCTCCGACTGCGGCAGCGAGTCCAGCTGTGTTACCGGGTCCGAATGCGTTGCCGACTGAGCGGGTCACGCGGATTGTGCCGGTGCTGGAATTTGAAACTCCTGCACCCCCGACGCCGCCCACTGCTGATCCGACGATAGTGCAGGTAGATGTGCTGAAATTTGATATACCAAATACTCCCGTGTTCCCGCCAGTCACGGTGCCGGTGATGTTGATAGGCAAATTTGTAGCATTAGAACTGATGGCTAATGCGTTGCCCGCCATAACATTGCCTGTGATTGTTAATGCTCCAGTGTTGGAAACCGCAGTGTTGACTGCTATGGCATTGCTTCCAGAACTCGCATTCCCTAATAAATTCCCTGTAATATTTAATTGGCCGCCAGAGGTTTGACAATCAACTATTGAAACATGAGTAAATCCGCTGGGGGTTATAATATTTCCAGTAATGTTGAGTGCCGTCCCTGTAGTGCCGGTAAAAATGACAGCCCGGTTTAGCTGCGATGATGCGTTGCCGGAAGTCGTCACGGTTATATTCCCCTCGATGGAAGCTGAAGCGCCTGAAGTTAGGCATGCAGAGTTGTTCGCGTAATACGCGGCAAACACATTCGCTTTTAATAGCACTCCAGACCCAAGCGTAAAGGTTCCGCCATTGGTTGCTCCACCGGTTGTGTCATTACGCACTTCTGCCACGGTCGTGCTGACATTCACCGTGATCGTGAACGAATTTGCCATCAACACATCGGCGTTTGTAAATGTGGGAAAAAGGTTGCTGGCCGTTCCGGCGGGCGCTGTCGCCCAAACATCAGCAGCGTTAATGTTCCCCGCTTTGCGAGCGTAGTAGGTTGCCATGGCTTAGAGTCCTTTCGAGATCAAAAGGGTTTGGAGTGCGGTCTGGATCGCGGCGACGGCGGCTTGCTCGGCGGGGTCGGCGACTTCGGAGAGGTGGCCGCGAAGGAGGCCGATGGCTGCGGAGTCGGCGGTTTCGACCGAGGCGGGGGATTCGTCACTTGCGGGGACGAGGCGCGTGGGGACGAGGCGCATGGCGATGCTGGCGTCTTGCGATCCGTCGGATTTATAGCTGCCGGTGATGGCGAGGTTGAGCGAGTAGCGGTCGTATTGTTTGCCGTCGATTTGGAGTGGTGTGGATGCTGTCATGGTGTTGGGTTTTTTGGTTTAAGAAAATTGGAGATTGGTTTTGTTCGACCACGCGCCGGTGGCCGATGCTTCTTGGGATGTGGTTCCGGAGGCGTTGAAGATGGTGCGGGAGATTTCCCAGCTCGGGCTGTCATACACCGAGCCGGTGGACGGAAATTCCGAGTAAAGGAGGAAGCCGAGATAGGTGGTGGTGCCGTCGCTGGAGAGGTCGAAGGCCCAGACGCGGTCGGGGGCGTCTTTGGCACCGGCGAGTTTGTAGACCGTGCCGTTCGGATGCTTGGCGTAAATCTTCCGATCTGTGTGGTTAATCGAAATCGCTCCGGGCGAGAGCTGGTCGGCGGTTGGGATTTTGCCCGCGACCGTCGAGAGTTTGGGAACTATTTGTGTGTTTGCCATGTGGCGGTTTTTTGTTTTGCGGAGTTTTGACCCCCCGCTTGGCGAGGCGCTATGGAGCGCCCCGCCGGGGTTGGGTTAGGGACTAGTAGCTGCCGCCATCGATGGTCTGCTCGAGGCTGGAGAGTCTCGACTCGATGTCAGCCACATCGGCCTCGACTGCGTCCAGGCGGCTGTCCGCGCTGGCGTTTTCGAGGGTGGTGATGCGGTTGCTCAACGAGGTATCGGCTGTCGAACGAGTCGAGCTCTCGGCATCCAGATTGGTCTGGACTGTGGCGATGTCGGACTCTAGGCCGGACACATCCGATGCGCGGGCAGCGGCTTCGGCTGATACAGCGGCGATGCGGGCGGACTCTTCAGCAACGATGTCGGCCTCGGCGGCGGTGACGCGGGTGGTCAGCGCGCTCAGGTCGCTCGAGACGCCATTGATCGAGGTCTGAAGGCCAGAATCACCGGCGATGCGTGCGGTCTCTTCAGCGGCGATGTCGTCGTTGATCGAGGAGATTGCGGACGCCAGGGCGTTGTCGTTCGTGAGGTCGACCGAATTGATCAAGCTGACGATTTCCGCGAAACTGTCTTTGTCGGCCGAGGCGGCGCTGAGGATCGCATCGATTCGGCCTTTCTCGACGGTGATCTTGCCGTCCAAAGCGGTGTCGGCTGCTTCCAAAGTGGAAACGGCGGAGCTGATCGCGGATTGGCGGGCGGATGTCTCGGCGGCGATGTCGTCGGCGAGGTCGCTTTCGGCACCTTGGGCGCGGGAGATTTCCGCATTGAGGTTGTTGGTGAGTGTCGTGTCGGCTGCTTCGCGTGCGGATTGCTCGCTCGAAACGGCGCTGTCAACATAGGTCTTCTTGGCGAAGACATGCTCGCCGCCGATGGCGAGAACGCCTTCGGCTGTGCCTACAAAGAGGCTTTTGTTCAGTGTGTCGATTGCCAGCTCGCCCGTCTGAAGACTGACGGGAGCGCCGGAACCGCGTTTGATTTTGATGATGGGATTGGCCATGGCTAATTAGGTGGTGGTGGTGGTTTTGGTTGGGCTGTTCGTGGGTGGGTGATTGTCAAAAAATGCCCGCGTCGATCACGGGGATCATGAGTGCGTAGGCGCTCGCGGTGGTGCTCCAGCGGTAGGGCATCCCCTCGTCGAGAGCCATGTAGAGGCGGTCCGGTTTGCCGCTGCTCGGGAACGCGGAGCGGTTCGGGTATTCGACGACGCTCGGCGGGAGAGTGAGTTCGAACGAAGAGAGATCGAGCGTCTGCGTGATGTTGCTCTCGGTGATTGTCGTCATGTGTAGGAGAGCGTTGTGCGGTTAGCCCACGAGCCGGTGGCGGAGGCGACGGCGAGGATTTGGCCTGCGGCGTTGAGGGTGCTGCGGCGGATGGTCCAGGTGGTGGCGGTCTCGGGCAGGGCTGGCGCGGCGGGGCGGTTGGCGTTGAGGAGGCGTCCGCTGTAGGTGGTGAGGCCGTTGGCGGATTGGTCGAACGCGTAGAGGTAGAGGGT